CCCACGAATCTTAGACTCATGAAATACACGAAGTAGATTTTCAAAATCCTTTGTTGAAGGATTCTGAATGATTGTTCCAATAACAGCACACATATTATTTTAACTCGATATAATTAGATTTATGTAAATCGCCAATGTTTCCACGAATAAAAGAATTGAACGCTAAAGAAATTCTTTCTGCATCTGAATTATTTTGTGCAACCTCATGGTAAATATTAGAGGGAAATAAAACTATATCACCTTTCTTCATATCAATAGTCCAAAATTCTGAATTAAATGAATTAAATTCAGTTGGAGTTATCTGGAATATTGACTTTCTATCATTGAAAAAAGTTAATCCAGGAGAAGTTTCAGATAACTCAATATAAAACACTCCACTGAAAACACTATTAACATGAGTATGAGAAAAGTGTCCAGTTCCTTTGGGATTAATATTTAACCAAGAATGTGTGATGTATAAATCACATGAATACTTTAATATATCTTTTGCATAAACATTTAAATGTTCTTGTAACAATTGTTTTAAACCAGAAAAATATTTTTTATCCAAAACATAATGATCACCATTTTGAATAGTTCCATTATCTTGAGATTTAGATGCACGAACAGAATCAATATATTCTATTTCCTTAGTATTCAACATATAGTTTATATTACTTTTATAAACTGGGATAGGAAAGAGTGTATGTAGTTCAGCCATTATCCGAAGAACTCCTCGAGTGCATTGACAGTTGTAGTCTTTGGTGGATGATACTTGTTCAATACTTCTTTGCCTAGTTTTGATTCTAGAAAGTCAAACCATTCTTTAGAATCCCACATTGATGGTGATACGCCATTCCACAATGGTCGTTGCTCTGGATGTTCTTTATTGAGTCTACGAGATTCAACAAAGTCAAAACGACAATCTTCATACTCTTTAGAACCCAACTCAAGCATCTTCTCACGGAAGTAAACAACCAATGAAATTCGTTCTGCCACATCATCGAGCAATTCAATCTGAGTATTACCATGCATCACTTCATGATTGTTAATCAAAAGCAGATCTCCAGGTCTTGGGTTTACTGCGACACGATACTCTGGTGCAACAAGATGACATCCTTTGTAGTTACCATTGTTTGATAATGTCAGTAGATTTGACAGACCAGAAGTTAGGTCACCTGCATCAAAGTGACATGCAGTTCTGAAAGATCTATTCACAGTGACAGTAGTAAATGGAGTTTCTGGAACTAAGAAACGAGGATCCATTTTCTTTGCTGCTTCCATTTGATTACCATATCTCCATGGCAATAAATCTTTGAAACCTTTAGCAAGACTTTGTAGGAATGGATATGCCATAGCAAACTTATCTGGATGATTCGCAGTATAAGAAGTGGCACGACCATAAGGAATGCGAGGATAACGATCGAACCATCCAGCAATACCAGAAAACACACCATTGGCATAAGTTGTTGCACAGATATATTTCTCGGCAACTCGTTTCGCTTCTGCACGCATTTCATTCTCAGAAAGTTTTCGTGTTGATTCAACCCAGTCTTCAAAGACAAAGTTATCTTTCTTTACAGTAGAAATACCCCAAACATTATTACGATTGGATGGAGATGGTTTCTTGTTCTTATGTGACTGACGAATTGCTTCAATGGGATCTTCACCAAACAGATTGGCTTTAGGATTGCTAAAGTAATCAATGATATCATATTCATACTCAGTGACCCATTCACGATTACCCAATTTCTCTGCTCTTGGTCCAGCTGCAAGTCCACGATTCTGTGTCTCAGTTGCAGCCTCACGAAGTCCAATGTATGCTTGGTCTTGTTGTTCTTTTGTAAAATAATTCTTACGGAACTTAAGAACAATTCGTTCTTCTGAGTATGTCAGTTCAGGATGACCTGGAATCTCTGGCATATAGACATCGGTGTCTTCTTCAATGAGGTGATCATAATGCGACTCGTCAGGGAACTGTCCCAACATATGAGTCATATCATGTTTCTGTTTTGCTACAATAACTTTTACTGACATATCCTTCTCCTAAAACTTAAATCCCTCGAATGATTCTGCTTTTTGTCTGCGACCAAAACTACTCTTATCAAATACTGGCTCATCATCTTGACCAGAGTCACTTATATTAACTTGAGCAGATGCTTCTGTGTCATACAATTTCATCTTTGCTCTATCAATTCCAATCACAAATCGTTTGTAGAAACTAGGATCGTTGTAACGATTCTTTAATTGTTTCACAAGGATCTGATTTAATGCTTCCAATTCTTCATTGCTGACCAAAGCAAACATAAAGTCAGCTGTCGCTGGCAAACCAAATGATTCACTGGTATCTTCTAGTCCTGGATCTGAGTTTGTGTATCCAGAACGAGTTGTTTGAGTTGCTGAAACGATTGGCACATTATACTCTACTGCCAAACCTCTTAACTCTTCTGCGATTGCCTTAATATATGTATAAGAATTAATACTTCCACCTTGCTTCATTCTCTGACTGGCACAAATGTTAAGATAATCAATAAAGATTATGTCAGGTCTAAAGTCTCGTTTCAGTTTCAATTCTTCCAACAATGCACGGAAATGACCAGAGTGAGCACTTGCTGTTGGATATTCTTTGACAATTAGTTTACCTTTTGTCTTGCGTCAAACAACCAGCACTCATGTGACACATGAACAATGACTTACCGACACCAGTGCCAGCAAGTGCAATATTTAAGGTTTTCTTTGAGAGTCCACCTTTGGTGATTTTGTTGAACATGTCAAGGTCGAAAGGAATTTTCTCTTCAACCCTGTGATAAAAATCAAACCTCGAAAGATGGTCGTCCAAATAATCATGACCGATGTGATTATCAAAAGAAACAGCGAGTGCATCGCTAAGGATGCTAGGTATCGCATCTTTTGTATGAATTTTATCTCGCCCATCGATGATACTAATTGAATTAAGGATCGCATTATAAACCGCTCTATCTTTACAAAACTTCTCGGTGTTTTCTAGCATCCAGTCTTCATTGACTGGTTCATGATTCAAACTACCGATATAATCGGTAAGTTCAACTAACTCTTTGTCGTTAAGATCTTTTCTATTACTAACTTCAATAGACAAGATTTCTTTTGTTACTGGTTTGTTATACTTTGTGAAGAAAGAAACAATCTCGCTTGTAAGGATTGCTTCTTTACGATCTGTGAAATACTCTTTCTTTAGAAACGGAATTACCTTACGACAATAATGCTCATCATGTATCAGATTGCTTAGAATCTTCTGTTCTATTCTCATCAACTCCGCCTGTGTATGTTAAATTATTTTCTTCGACACCTTCATGGATTAATCCCTCAAGTATCTTACCTATGTATGCTTCAAAAGGTTTCATGTCTGTCATACCTTTATCTGCATAATCAAGAATTTCGTATTCAAACTTCAGATGAATCTTATCATTCTCTTCATCTGCATCAATACTAACTTTTCCATAGGTGTAAATTATACCCTCAAATGCACCTTCTGTCAACTTAATTGCTTGAAGACCATTGTGTCTGTTTTCTGTAACAATGATTGGAAGATTACTCTTCATCGAATTCCAATTCCTCTAGTGCTTTATCCAAGTCATCTGCCCTAATCATATCACCCTGACCCATTGAATATTTGTTCTTGACATAGTCATAAAATGTTTTATCTGTAAGAAGTGGCAACCAGAACTCTTTAGTGTCAGTATCTTTTATACGATATTTCTTTTCTTCTACTTCCCCTGTGACTGGATCACATTTAGAGTACCAACCATTGGATGGTTTGACCACATGTTTGGACTCAAGAGCAATATCAAGCAAACCGCTCCACTTACTAAGACCACCATCAAAAGATACGCTAACAGGTATCTTAGATTTTTCTTTAACATAACGACTCTTCTCGACATTAATAATAAAATTGTAACCAGTCAATTCAGTTCCTTCTTTCTCTTGCTGACGACCAAGAATAAAGATGTTATCAGCTGAGTAGTAAGAACCAGTACCACCACCAACGATGTCTTTTGGATAAAGACCAATCTCTTTATATGTATGATTCACTACAACGAGTGGAATATCTTTCATTGACAAATGAGGTGTAACCATACGGAACAAAGACTTCATCTGCTTTGCACGACTCATATCAGCAACTGCCTTCTGATCCAATGCATCCTCTACTTCTTTCTTGGAAGCAAGGTTTCCTATCGAATCAATGATGATGATGAGATGATCTCCTCTTTCGACTGTTGACAATTGTTGCATAATATCGAACTTGAGTTGTTCAACATCTGTGACAGGAGTATGGAGAACTCGCTTTGTATCAATACCAAAAGTATCGAAATAAGATTGAGGAGTACCAAACTCGGAATCATAAAACAGTAACGCTGCATCTTCATATTTGTCCAGATAAGATTTTGCCATGAGCAAACTGAAAGCTGTTTTGAAGTGCTTGCTTGGACCAGCCCACATCGTCAATCCTGGAACCAATCCACCATCAAGACGACCTGATAAAGCCACATTGATAATTGGTACTGAGGTTGGAATCATATCCTTCTTAGCGAAGAATTTAGACTGAGCAAGAATTGCTGAATCTTTGATTGTTGTATTCTTTTTAATTTTGTCTAGTATGCTCATATTAACCTTTCAGGAATTCTAATAATTTTTCTTCATTCACTAAACCGACATGTCGTTTAATTTCATTTTCAGTATCATCAACCAATACCATAGTCGGAACAGAACGAACTCTAAACTCTTGTGCAAGAAAAATGTTTTCATCGATGTTTACATTCTCAACTGGGATTGTAACTTTCTCTCCAGCATTATTAATTACTTGAGTCAATGCTTTGCATGGACCACACCAGTCGGCATAAAATTTTAACACTTTCATTTATATCTCCTATTATACAATAACTTTTGTTGCAAGACAATTATGGATTGTTCTTGGAATGTGGAACATCAAACACAAATGTAATTCTTACAATATCTCCAACATTCTTTGTTCCATGAGATTGTTTATTATCAAACCAAATCAAGTCACCTTCTTCTACTCTTACAGTCTCTCCTCCAACTGTATAGTCATATGCACCTTGAATTGCAAGATGGTATCTGTCTCTTGTTTGATAGTAAGATCCAATATCAATATGTTGACCAACTTCTCCACCCACTGGCAATGATAAGAACCCACATCTATCAAATTTCTTAAAGTGTCTCTTTAAGAAAGAAATAATCTCTGTGTGGTGATTGTATGCAGGTGTTGATGCAGACATCTCACTATCACCAACATACTGGTCTTTAGATGAGATAACTCCCATGACTAATTGCAGAACACCTGCTTCAACTGCAGGGAATCCACAATCATCCACAAGATCTCCTACACCCTCAATATTTTTCTGAGCACCCCAATCCTCTGGATACTGATGCAATTGTTTCAGTATCTTAGATACATTTATTCCTTTTTTAATTACTCTGATATTAGCCAAAGAAATCCTCCAACGAACTTTCTTCTTGAGTCTTCCAACCTAGTGGTTCAATGACAATCTGTAGAGCATCAAGAAATACCTTTTCAAATTGTTTGTCATAATCTATGTATGCTTCCAGTCCAAACTCTTTTGGAAGATGCTGACTAAAAGCAATTACATCTTCTTGCAGAGGATTTGGTGTGCGGACATAAACAAACTTAATCTTATCACCATCACGAATTGGTTGATACTTCTTATCTAATCCCATTCGTTTGCAGTGATGATTATAAAGCAATGCACCACGAACATGAATCGGTGTTCCCTTTGTATAAATCGGAGAACCAGCATACTGTTTCATACCATTCACACCACGAGGAAACGCTACCTCATGCACTGGCAGTTTATCAAACTCTTTCTTAAAAGCTGTTACATATGTATGTAGGTCTTTTTGATCGCCAGCAAGAATAACTTGTAGCGAATCCCTAAGTTTGTCACGAATAACCGCAGGTGTAGACGACTTGACCATCTCCAAACCCATAACTTTGATTTTAGGTTTCGCAAATTGCACTCCTTCCGAATTATGAACATTAATAACATATCGTTTCTTGGCAGTCCAGATTGCTTTGTCAGCTAGAACTTCTCGTTTCATTTGCATCTTCTGACCATACGCATTCATGTAGTCAGCAAGTTCATCATATCCTTGATCAATGAATGGCTGAAATACTTCTTCGCAGATTTTGTCCATTGTTTTGATTTTCTGTTCAGTAGTTTTACCTTCACAAATCTTCTCAATCAGTTCTTCCAATGTCAGATAGATTGAGTCAGTATCAATAGCAACAACGAAATCTTTACCCTCTGTCTTGAGAGTTTTGTTGAGGAATGCATTCAACTTGTTCGCCATCCAACGAATGGATAGCTGACCACTGGTGGTAATACCTTCAGCCATACGAATATCAAAGTAACGGAAGTACTGATTACCCATCGCACCATAAGCAGAGTTGAGAGCAATCTTCATTGCCATCTGTAGATTGTTTAGACGAGAGATATCTTTTAATAGATGAACCTTTGTCTTATCGTTTTGGTATTCTTGTTCAACCTTCAACATCTGTTTCTTAAACTTGGAGCGATTTATATACATCTGTTCCATCAACTCAGGCATAAATCCTTTGACGTCTTTACGATAGCACCAACCATTTGCAGTCAGTGTTAAGTCACGACGTTTACAGTAGTCTGTATCAATCTCTTTGTGAAGAAGTTTATCAACTGTCACAGAAATCTTCTCATGTGTCAGAGTTTCTGGACTGATGTTATACTGCATAATCAAGTGAGGATACAGACTGTTTAAGTCAAACGATGCCATCCACTTATGCTGACCAATGAGTGGGTCTTTTACATATGCACCTTCGAACTGTGCATCTTTACCACCATTGGATACCTTCATCGGAATGACAATACCTCTCTTACGTAGATGATTGTAGATGATAGTATCCCACATACGAACCTGAGAATAAACATCTTCAAAGTTAATCTTCGCATTGTATGCCATGGTGAGATGTAACTCAAGCAAACGCATCTTATCTTCGAGTTTATCAACCAACTCTACGTCATGAATGTTATACTCAACAAACTTATCCCAGTAGTTAGTGTAGAAATCTCTGAAGTCAGTTCCAGGATTTTCTTTCTTGCGTTCACCAAGTTCTTCTTGTGCGATGTAATCAAGTCGATATGATTCTTGTTTAGTGTAAGTATACTTTTTATACAACTCAAGATAGTCAAGCTGACTAATACCAGAAATGTCGTAGTGAAGTTCTTCGTTACCTTTGATAAATGTCTTTCGTTCATTAATCAAACTCCAAGGACTGAGTTTCTTGGCAAAGGAATCGCCAAGTTCTCTCGTGATTCGCTTGATAAGATAAGGTACATCGAAGAAGTCAGTATTCCAACCAGTGATTACATCTGGGTAGTTTTGTTGCCACCAGATGATAAAGTCTTTGAGCATTGACAACTCAGAAGTGTATGCTTGATAAGTCACATCGTCACGATAGTTATTGTAAATATCTCCTGTTGGAGAATAACCAAATGTCATGACAGTCTTCTTCTGAAGATCCTTGACAGTGATTAGAAGAATCTCTTCATTGGCACTACGAATATCTGGAAAACCAGACTCTGTGGCAGTTTCAATGTCAATAGTAAAGACACGAATCTGTTCCATGTCCCAGTTGACATCGCTATCATAAGTGTCACTGATATATTGATATGCGTAGTTGGTGTTACCGTAGATAGAAAAACCAGAAACGTCTTCATACTTCTTTACGAACTCTCGTGTTTCCTTAATGGTTCCAGGTTTCATTTCATCAACATACGTACCTTCCAGAGTCTGCCATTTAGACTTGGATTTAGAAGTGACAAAAAGCGTAGGGTAGAAATCTACCTTACGCATATATCGTCTTCCTTTATCATACCCTATGACAAACATCTTGTCGCCATAAGGTGCAACATTAGTATAAAATTCCATTACTTAGTTTTCTCTGCTAGAACTCTGTAACCTTTTCCTGTAGGATGAACACCATCACTGCTCATATGACCCATTGGACGATCGAGAACTACGTCACCATATTCTTGAGCAATACGTTCAAT